GCGTGGTGCGTTCTACGCTGACTTGTTCTTGATGCTTGCCAATGCAACAGATACACGAATGACAGCGACCGAGGTTGCCGAGCGTCATGAGGAAAAACTTCTCATGCTTGGCCCAGTGCTTGAGCGCTTGCATAACGAACTTCTTGATCCCCTCATCGAGATGACGTTCACCCGTATGGTTGAAGCCAATGTCTTGCCCCCGCCGCCACAGGAGTTGCAAGGCATGGAGCTAAACGTTGAGTTCGTATCAATGCTCGCACAGGCCCAACGAGCCATCGGCACAAATAGTGTTGATAGGTTTGTCGGCAACCTCGGAGTTGTCGCGCAGATTAAGCCTGATGTATTGGACAAGTTCAATGCAGATGAGTGGGCCGACGCTTACTCCGACATGCTTGGCGTTGACCCCAAGATGATTGTTGCAAACGAAAACGTTGCAATGATTCGTGAAGCACGCAATGCAGCAGCGGCAGAACGTGCGCAACAAGAGCAAATGATGCAAAGCGCTGTTGCCGCGAAGGACCTTGCCGCAGCACAGACAGCACAGCCAAGCGCATTAACCAACGTGATTGATATGTTTAGCGGGTACAACACACCTTAAGGGGATTTAAATGGCAATGATCAACATGAAACAAAAGGCCGAGCGCGAAGAAATGCCCGGCGAAGTCGAGATGGACGAACCGAAGTATCCATATGGCCTGTGCATCAACCTTGATAAAGATCAGTTAGACAAGCTTGGTATCACTTCCTTGCCTCAAGTCGGTTCAGAAATGACCATCATGGCAAAAGCTTACGTTAAGTCAACAAGCGCCTATGAGACGCAAGGCGGCAAAGACATGAGTGTTGGTCTACAGATCACTGACATGGAGATTGGTGCCGCCAAAACGCAATCTGATCAAGCTACGATGCTGTATGGTGAAAGCTAATCATGTTTTACCCGTCGATAACCGAGCTTAAGTCTTCCGAGCCATTCGACTTGCAGTGTGCGCGTGGGCTAATCCCGGGCCACACAAGCATGAATATCTCTGGTTATCAGGCAGCGGTTAACAATACATTTATTCCAATTTGGGAAAACGCAACAGCGTATGTATACCCTGCTTCTGAAAGCCAGATGCTTGTCTACAGCAGCAGCGCTTCTGATACCAGCATAGTCTTGGTTATTAACGGGCTAAACGCGCTGTATGAGTTGACATCAGAAGTCATTGTGTTGACGAACGGCACCGCTGGAGTGACAACGGCAAAGAGCTATTTGCGCATTAATGGCATTGCGGTTGCTGGATCGGTCAATCCAGTGGGCGATATCTCGATTGGCAACGCAGGCAAGACACAGGTGTATGCCAAGATCAAAGCTGGCGCTGGCATTAGCAGCATGACGGTGTACACGGTCCCAGCAAACTACACTTTTTACTTGGCAAAGGTCAACGTTTACACCCATCAGGGCAACAACAGAAAGACCAATTACAGGTCATACACGGTCAGTCCCTCTGGCATTGTTCGTGCCGTATTAGAGGTGCCATTTGAGTCTACCTATATTTCTGAAAAATCTGTGCAGCGTGGGTATGCTCAAAAGACCGACTGTCAATGGCAATGCAAGTCTGATGCTATTTCTGAAATTGGCATGCAAATTGAGGGGATACTGGTCAGGAATGCAGACTGATTGGTACCCGTATCGTTTACTGATGTGGATAGATTAGCAACATGAGTGATTATGATCCGCTTGATCTTCGAGGGCAGGAATTCTCTAAATCCGAAAAGGAAGTCAGAGATAAAATTGCATTGGAGAACGAGCAAGCAGATATTAAGTGGCTCATGGGTAATAAGCGGGGCCGTCGCGTAGTGTGGCGGCTTCTGAATCAATCGGGCGTGTTCCGACTGTCGTTTAATACTAATGCAATGCAGATGGCATTTGCAGAAGGTAACAGGAACTTCGGTAATCGCACGCTATCGATGATTCACTTGCTATGCCCAGAGCTTTACCCTGTGATGGTTAAGGAGCAACAGAATGACAGAATCGCTGATGACGGAAGCCGCAACGACCACTGAAGGCAACGCATCGCAAGACGCAGGAAGCGCACAACCGACGGGTGGTGAGCAGAATGCGACGCAGCAACAGGCCGACGGTACGCAGAACCAGCAGGACGGGCAACAATCCTCCGACGCTGGCAACTCTGATGCAAACAATGAAGCGCTGAAAGGCGCTCCAGAAAAATACGAATTCACAGCCCCTGAAGGCCGTGAGTACGATCCGGGTGTGTTGAATGCATACTCGGAAGTTGCAAAAGAATTGAATCTGCCACAAGAGGCCGCGCAGAAGATGATCGATAAGATTGCTCCGTTAATCGAAGCAAGGCAAATCGAACGTATTGAATCTGTTAGAACTGAATGGGCAGAAGCCTCAAAAGGCGATCAAGAATTTGGGGGCGATAAGCTCAATGAAAATCTTGCTGTTGCAAAGAAGGCTCTTGACAAGTTTGGTTCACCTGAACTGCGCACGTTGTTGAATGAATCCGGTTTGGGAAATAACCCAGAAGTAATTCGGTTTATGTACCGCGCTGGTAAATCAATAAGTGAAGACACATTTGTCGGTGGAAGTAAGGGCAACCAAAAAAATGGACCCAAGAATTTCAACGAACTTGCGTCGGCTTTATATTCAAATCAGTAATTTCAATTAGGAGTTTTTCATGACTACTTTATCTAACAGTTCTTTGACGCTGGCTGATTGGGCCAAGCGAGTTGATCCTGACGGCACCGTTCCTGTTGTCGCAGAATTGCTTTCGCAATCCAATGAAATCCTCGAGGACGCAGTCTTTAAAGAAGGCAACTTGCCTACTGGCGAGCGCGTTGTGATCCGTACAGGCCTGCCAACAGTTTACTGGCGTGCGTTGAACCAAGGTATCCCATCAAGCAAATCGACAACTGCACAGGTTGACGAAGCTTGCGGCATCTTGGAAGCTCGCAGCGAAGTTGACAAAGACTTGGCAATGCTAAACGGCAACACTGCACAATTCCGTTTGTCAGAAGACACAGCGTTCTTGGAAGCAATGAACCAAACGCAAGCAACAACAATGTTCTACGGTAACCCCGGCGTTGACCCAAAGCAGTTTCTGGGCCTTGCAGCACGTTACTCGAGCTTGAGTGCTGCTAACGCACAGAACATTCTGTCGGCTGGTGGTTCGGGTTCGGACAACACCTCGATCTATTTGGTTGTTTGGGGTGACAACACTGTCTACTGCCCATTCCCTAAAGGCTCGAAGGCTGGTCTGGTCCATGAAGACCTTGGCGAGCAGACTGTTTACAACAGCGACGGCACGCGCATGCAAGCGTTGGCTACTCGCTACCAGTGGAAGAATGGCCTTGTCGTTAAAGATTGGCGTTATGTCGTACGCATTTGCAACATCGATGTGTCTGACTTGCTCGCTCAAACTGGTACGCAAGCTGCTGCTGCTGCAACCGCTGTCATTAAACTAATGGCTCGCGCACTGTACCGCATTCCAAACATGCAAATGGGCCGCGCTGTGTTCTACATGAACCGCACAGTTCACTCTGGCATGTCGATTGCTGCACTGGACAAGAGCCAATACGTCTTGAAGATCAACGAAGGCTTAAGCCAGTTCGGTATGCCTTATTCGTGGTTGTCCTTCTTGGGCGTTCCATTGCGTCGCGTTGATGCTCTGCTTAACACCGAAGCCGTTGTTAGCTAAACCCACTTTGTAAAAGGAAACAAACCATGATTACCGATCAACTACTCCGGGTATCGACTAACCAAGCAGTTACTACAACTGCCGTTTCAACCGATACAATCGATCTTTCACAAGCTCGCGATGTTGGCGAAGGTCAAGACCTGTTCATGAACTTTGCTTTAACGGCTGCGTTTGCTGGCGGCACATCGACAAACTTTGAAGTCATCATCGCTGATAACGCCGCTCTGTCGAGCAACGTTGTTGTCGTTGGAGCTTCTGGTGCGCTTGCTACCGCTGGCCTGACACTTGGTGCCAACATTGCTGTGCGAATCAATCCAATCATTGGTTCAACTGGCAAGCGTTACACGGTGGTTGGCACTAACAGTGCTGGTACGGTTACCGCCGACATCGTAATGGACATCCAAGACGGCAAGAAGTTTTATGCTTCTGGCTTCTCTGTAGTTTAATCAGGAGTAACACATGCCTAAATACCGAGTTCTAGTTCGTTCGTTTATCAACAATGGCCTTCGCGAAGAGGGTGAAATTGTTGAGTATGACGGCAAGGCTGGGTCAAATCTTGAACCTCTTGAGGCTGAAGAAGATGATGCACCCGTTGAAAAAGCCCAAAGCAAAAAACCTTGGGCAAAATTAAAGCGTGGTGACTCGGCAGAAGGCTCGGTGTAACTCTCTGAATTAGAGAGATGTCGATCTGGGGGCCGTTGGGAAACCTTCGGCCCCTTTTTACATAGGTGATAACCATGGCATCAGAAGTTAACATTTGTAATCTCGCGCTTGCGCACCTCGGTGACAGTGCAACTGTTGCCAACATTAATCCACCAGAGGGTAGCGCTCAAGCAGAGCATTGCCAAAAATTTTACCCAATTGCTCGAGACACATTGCTTGAAATGCATGAATGGTCTTTTGCTTCTAAACGAATTACCGCCGCACAATTAACAAACGCATGGCCTATGTGGAAGTATGCATACGCATACCCGGGTGATGCGATTGACATCTTGTCCGTACTGCCACCTGACGCAGAGAATGACTACTCAACAACATTCAGGCCATCAGATGCAATGTCTGGGTTTCAATACTACGCACCTCTTGCCGCTGCTGGCATGTACATGCCTCAACAGTTTGCCGTTGAAACAAACGCAACTGGACAAGATGTTATTTATACAAATCAAGAAAACGCTGTGTTGCGTTACAAAGCTTATGTAACTGATACAACAAAATTTTCTCCGTTGTTTGTTTTAACATTATCGTGGCACCTTGCGTCAATGCTCGCTGGGCCTGTTGTTAAAGGCGATGTGGGTGCCGCTGAAGGAAAGCGCTGCGCTCAAATGATGGCAGCATTCTTGGCGCAAGCCGTCGCTGCTGATTCTTCTGTCCGTAATATCAAGCCTGAACACATTGTGCCTTGGGTATCTGGGAGATAAAGTATGGCTAATGTTCGCACGCTACAACGATCATTTGCTGGCGGCGAAATGTCACCAGAAATGTTTGGGCGCATTGACGATGTTAAGTTTCAAACTGGTGCAGCCAAGTTGCGCAATTTTATTGCCAAGCCTCAAGGTCCAATAGAAAACCGATCTGGCTTTGAGTTTGTTCGAGAAGTAAAAGATTCAACAAAGCGCACGCGCTTGATACCGTTTACTTATTCAACAACGCAAACGATGATGATCGAATGTGGTGAAGGGTACTTCCGGTTTCACTCTCAAGGCGGCACGTTGTTGATTGGCTCTGTGTCTCCGTATCAGGCGGGAAGCACCGTCACAATGACGATATCAAAGACCGCAACAGTGACAATCACGATTGCGTCACCGGGTGTCGTGTCTTGGGCAAGCCACACGCTGGCAAATGGTGACCCGGTTATATTCACAACTACTGGCCTATTGCCAACTGGCATTGAAGCAAATAAGACGTACTACGTTGTAAATCAGGCTGCTGGGACGTTTCAATTTGCAGCGACTGTTGGTGGTGCAGCTATCAATACTTCAGGCACCCAGAGCGGCGTACACACAGCCACAACGCCATGCGTTGTTACTTGG